TATTGTGGGAAATAAAGAAATATTTGTGTAAGTAAAAGCATTACTTAATGATACCGAACCTCCAGGAGTTGTTACGGTAATAGTTTTTGCTCCTGCTGTTCCTGCTGGACTAATACAAGTAACAGAACTACTAGAAGTGACACTAATATTAGTAGCAGCAACACCACCTACTGTTATGCTAGAAGTATTTAATAGATTGGTTCCTGTTATAGTAAATGATGTTCCTCCTGCCAATATACCAGTGTTAGGATTTATTGTTATTATTGTAGGTACACCAACATATGTAAAAGCATTTGTTTTTGTTGCTGATCCGCCAGGAGTTGTTAAAACAACATTCTTTACTCCTACTGTTCCTGCTGGAGTAATACAAGTAACAGAAGTCGCAGAAACAACTGTAACACTACTAGCAGCAACATCACCAACTGTTACACTAGATGTATCTGATAACTTAGTTCCTGTTATAGTAATAGTTGTTCCGCCTGCTACTACACCAAATAGCGGATTAATACTTGATATTGTAGGAACAAAATTAAAAAAGTCATTAATAAAAACATCAGTATTGAGAGGAATACTTAAATACTTAGCTTCCTCTGTAATTTTAAGCTTAACTACATTTTCTTCAGGTTTATTAAAAAATAAAACTTTATTAAAAAGTTCACGAATTCTAATTTTCATTAGCTGGATCCGTCTTGTATGAAAATCTTTCCTTCAAGAAGTTTTTGAGAATAAGTAATTCCTATCATTAAATTTAAATCATAAAAATGACTTCCTGAACTTAATTCTTTGGTTGTATTGGCGGCAATATTAATGGAAATTCCTCCAGTAATTCCTGTACCATCATAGTTTGTATTTAAATTTATATCTCCTGTTCCAGCGATTCCAAGAGTATTTCCTGAATTGTAACCGTAAGTTAAGCCCATGGTATCCATAAAGAAAATAGGATATTCTTGACCTTTGAAGCGTTTAACTACCATCTTGGCAGTATATCCTGTCATGTCTACAGGGGTATTGTCTTCTCTTTGATACTGAAGCCAAAACTCGAAATTAGAGCCTTTATTGATTGTTAGGTCGTATTTTGCGGTCATACGTGTATTTAGGCTTTATCGATGTACTGGTTTTCTAGTTTTAAAGTTCTTTTTTTGTGCTGGAAATAGCGCAGGTTTATGTTCTCGTTTTTCGCCTTGTTTTGCGGCTTGTTCGTCTAACTGCTTGATAATATCCATTTGGTTGCTTTGCTCAAAGAACTTTACATATTGAGTCAGATTGGTTTGCACACGCTCAACCTGATCTGGAGGAAGCAGGTTTTCCAGTAATAGTTTCTTGCAGGCAGAGTATCCCATATGAGGCTTTCCTGCATAGAAAGCAGTGGAAGCAATTTCATCTAGAACAGCATGCTTGTAGACATCTTCCGAAACAAACAAGATATCATCCTTTGGATAGGGGATATCAAGAGCCATCTTTGCGTACAAGAAGGCTAGTCGTGGATGACCCATCATTCGGTAGACTCGTGCAATCTGATGGAGAGGCTCTGCTCGGTGAGGACGAAGTTCCCAGGATTCCAGGAATCCTTGCTGAATCTCGATCCAAGGCTTGTTGGCAAGACCACGGCACATGGCGATACGAAAAGCTGAATAGTATTGCTCTTCTTCCCATCCACCCATCTCTACACGCTTCCTGTAGGCGGCTTCTGCCTTTTCCCATTGCTGAGAGTCAAAATAGCTTTGAGCCAGATAGAACTGGTATCTTACGTTGTTTGGTTCCTTAAGAAGAACCTCTTCCAACATGATGGCATCTCTTTTATACTTCTCAATAGGATCAATGCCTACATTACGTGCTCCTACGGTACGAGCAACAATTTTATATTTTCCTTCCAGCTTTGCAATCTTTGGAGGAGTAGTTTCCACATTTGGCTTTGTTGGGTACTCGTGAAGAATACCTTCATACTTCCAACCAATACCTGTGCGGAAAATCTGAGTTCTCCACCAACTGAACTCTCCACGACCAAACGCAAGAGCAAATGCTTCGACTTCTCCTGCATTAAAGGGAAACTGAAACTCTCCTTCCACATAGTCGTCAGCATCAATCATCCATGCCCAGTCTGCCTTGCCGTCACAGAGTTGTAGAGCTTCTGTGCGGTTGTCACCGAATCCTACCCATGGGCGTTCATGAAGTTCTCCAGGAATACCCTTCTCGGCAAAATAGGTTATAATTAACTCCTGAGTTCCGTCTGTGGAACCAGTATCCACAATAACCCAGTAGTCCACGTACTTGTAGATTGAATCTAGGCATTCTTTAATAATGTGAGTTTCGTTTTTGACAATCATCGATAAGCATAATTTAGGCATAATTTAGATCTCCAGTGTTATGTATAATGAATTTGATTAGAAAGTTTTTTAAATGTTTCAATAATTCCATTTTCTAAGCCAATAAGTTTTATGGGTGGCAAATTACTATTCCCACAGTAAAATTCTAATTGAGTTTCGTTTTCTGTAATAATTGGTACTTTGTGGGTATCTAACGAGTTAATTATATTGGCTATAGTCTTTAATGTGTATTTTTCTTCATAGCAACAATTAATGTCTTTTAAAAGATTAGTATTTGTTATATAATGCTCTACAACAGAAATTAAGTCTTGCATATAAATAAAATCCATAATTTTATTAGTATGAATAATCATTGGTTCTTTTTTAATATATCTGAGCATATTTGCTTTGATAAATCTGGTAATTAATTCATTCTCATCAAATACGCCAAATATTCTTAGATCGTAGAAATTTAAATTTTTTTCTACGGACTCATTAATTATAGCCTTACTTTTTCCGTGTGGTGTATCGGACAAATAGTATTGGGATCCTGATCCAAAAGTTATTAATTTATTAAAATGATGTTTGTTGTTTACTAAATTAAAATACATTGATATATTTTTGTCGAAAACAGATAATTCATCTTGAACCAATCTAGCTCCTCCAACAATTGCGGTATGTATAACCACATCAAAATATTTTTTTTCAAACCAAGCAGAAAGAGATTTTTCGTTTGTTAAATCAAAATCTTGTCGGCTGATACTAGTAACAACATGATCATTTTTAAGACGAGTAGTAATGCTTTTAGCAATATACCCATTTCCGCCTGTAATCAAGACATCCATCGTATATCCTCTAATTTTCCTGGTATAAACTTACCGTTACTGTCCAGTTTAGCCATAACTTTGGGTTCATGATATTCTTCTGGATCAGTAAAAACCTCACACACACATGGTCCTTCTTGATTTAAAAATTCATTTAATGTAGGTTGAATGTCTTTATTGTTTTTTATACTATAATAAGGTAAATCATATGCTTTAATTACTTTTTCAAAATTAGGAAAAGATACACCACTACTTTTTTCTGAAGCAACATATTTTTTATTAAAAAATGTATTTTGAGAAATTTTAATAGATAAATAACCATCATTATTTAATAATATTAATTTAATAGGAAGATTATAGTGCTTCATAGTCTGTAATTCGTGGATGTTAAGATGTAGACTTCCATCTCCCTCTAAACAAATTATCTTATGATGTGTTGCTGCGCCTATAGCAGCAGGCAAACCGTATCCCATAGGAGCACAACCAGTGTTAGTAAATAATCTTTGATTTCCTTTTAAATCTAATACTTGCATAGTAACTACATTTGCAGACCCATCACTTGTTACTATATGATGATCTTGTGGCAATACCTTAGATAATTCTTCTACAAATGCATAATGACTAACATAATTTTCATTATCTCTATGTCTTTGTAATACCTTTGGTGCTTTATTTGTTTCTTCGCATACATCTATCCATTCTTTAGATGAAATTGGTAATTTGTTGAGTAATAATTCTTCAATAAATTTTTTAGCATCAGATTCAACAAAAATATCAGGATGTAATGTTGGTTTATTTAATTCTGCAATATCAATATCTACATATGCTCTATATGCTTGATCAGCAAACCCTTCAAAGTTATAACCAATCTGACGAACATATAATCTGCTTCCTATAGTTAATAAAAAATCACATTCCTTTAAAAGGGTATTTGCACATATCTGAGCATGCGTTCCAAATCTTCCATAATAATACGGATAATCAGTATTTACTATATCATTCCCATTTACTGCTGTTATTGTTGGTATATTTGTTCGAGAAAGAACTTCTTTCAATTCATCAATACCGCCACTTAATCTAACACCATTACCAACAATTAAAAGAGGTTTCTTTGCTAGATTCCACATTTTAATTATTGTGTTTATTTTTTCTTTTTGTGGCTTATATTCTGATTCTTCTTCTGTATATCCTATAAGATTTGCGGGATCTATTATTGCGGATTGTACATTTAATGGAATATCTAGCCAAACGGGACCTGGTCTGCCAGTTGTTGCTAATTTACAAGCCTTTTCCAAATGATAACGAATATCTAATGGATCATTTACTTGTATTGCATACTTAGTCATACTCTTAACGCATTCAATAATATTAAATTCTTGATCTCCTAGTTGTCTAAGAGGAAGTTTTGTATAATTAGTGGTCATTTCTTTATTTACTTGACCACTTAACACTACGACTGGAACAGAATCTAACCAACTACAAAGAGTTCCTGTCATGGCATTTGTACAGCCTGGTCCACTTGTTACTAAACAAGCTCCAAGTTTATTGTTCATACGAGCATATCCTTCGGCTGCAATTGATGCTACTTGCTCGTGGTGTGTAGCAACATAATTAACACCTTCAGTACTACCTAAGGAGTCGATTAAAAATATACATCCGCCACCAGAGACTGTAAAAATAGTATCAACTTTATATTGATCTCTTAAAAATTGAATCACATAATCAGATAATCTCATATATTTTCCTTAAGATAGTAGACAATACATCATATTCTTCTATGTCTCGTAAAAATGGTTTGTTGTTTATTAAAACCATTGTTAATTTTCCTGTGCTTTTTTTGTCTGATTTTATTATACTACATAAATGATTAAAATCAAACCATTCTTCTTTAAATTCAATATTGCTGCTCTGGACTAATTCAAGCCCATCTTTTAGAATCTTTTCTAGATTATTTACACTATACCCCAATTCCTTTGACAACAAAATTGCAACCATACATCCTATAGTAACTGCAACTCCATGAGGAATCTCATAAAAAGATGTTGTTTCTAGTGCATGACCAAATGTGTGACCAAAATTCAAATATCTACGTTCACCTTTGTCAAATTCATCTCTAGACAATATATCAATTTTATATTTTAATCCGTCATAAATCATCTTTGTAAGATCTGATTGAATATTAAAATTTGCTATGTTATTTTGAAGAATATAAAATTTATAAATTTCACCAAAGCCACTAACCAAATCTAAGTTTGAAAGTGTGTTTGTGAATTTAGGATATGTGATGATTTTAGTTGGTGGATAAAAAGTTCCTAATATATTTTTTTTATCTTTAAAATTAAGAGAAGTTTTTCCTCCAACGCAACTATCTACTTGTGCAAGTAAAGTAGTAGGAATTAAAATATAATCAATTCCTCTACAATAGGTAGAGGCGCAGAAACCAACTAAATCTTGTAGTATACCTCCACCAATAACAACCAATTTAGTATTGATATTTGCTTTTTTCTCTACAAGCACAGAATAAATTAAATATGTTCCTTCTAAATTTTTTGTATTTTCAATACATTCAACAGATACAACATTTGGTAAATTGAGTTCGGGGTATAATTTAACTACATTTGAGTCAATAAATGTTATAATATTTGGGTTGGCAATTAAATCAACAATAACATCTATATTGGAGACAAACTCAACTGAATAATTTTTAATTTTAGAATCAATATTTAATGTGCTGTACACGTATAACCTCCGTCAATTACTATATTTTGTCCACTCATAAAATTATTTTCAACAGAAACATAATAAACAAAATTTGCAATTTCTTTAGGGAGTCCCATCCTGCCAACTGGTATATTTTGTATTATGTCAATAATATCTTCTTTACTATTATTTTGAAAAGTTAAATCTGTTTCGATAAATCCTGGAGATATTGTGTTCGTTAAAATATTTCTATCTGCATATTCTGCGGTAAGTGATTTGGTGAGAGAATGTAATGCATGTTTACTTGCGCTATATGCTGCTCGTTTTTGTTTTGCGAGATCAATCCATATGCTTCCTATGTTCACTATTCTTCCATAGTTCTGGTGAATCATATGCGGCAAACATTGCTGTATTATTTCTAATGGAGAAAAATAATTAACTCTCATTACTTCTTCATCAGAAATATCAATTATATTTTTAAGAGGATTGATGCCAGCATTATTTATAACAACATCATATGTTGGATTATCTAGTAGTATTGTTTTAGAAAGATCTAATTCCTGTCTACAAGGACAAACGACATCATGTCCATGCTTAATGAATGTTTCGACTATAGATTTTCCAATTCCTCTAGAACCACCAGTTATTAATATTTTCATAATATATATTTAAAATAATCTAGGAACATCAAATATTAAAGAAGATTTCAACCAAGAAATTCCTTTACCTCTTAAGTAATTTTCCAAAGCAACTTCATAGTTAATTGAATGATCTTTATCACAAAAATCCATTTTTGTTTTCATGTTATCAATAGATCCGCAAAACCAAAAATCCATTATATTGTGTTCAATTGGACAAACTAAATTTTTAGAATCAAATTCTGTTAATTCTAATTTAGATGTATAGTTTACGTCTAATCGTGTTTCAAAAATAAAATCATAATTATCATAATTGACAACTTCGTTATATAATTTTTTAGAACTATCTAACATATATTGTAGTCCTAATCTTGATGAAATATTATCTGGTTGATTTTTTATATTTTTACATTTATCTGGTTCTGTGATAAAAATTTTTGGTTTATATGTATTATAAATTTTATTAAAATTAGGAAGTGCTGTGGAAATTTTAAGTTGCTCTTCGTTTAGTGAGTTATAACCATTCCAATGAGAACCAAATATAGAATTATTAGAATCCCATGTATGAATAAATATATCACCTGGAACTACAGAAAATATATTTTTAAAAAAGTTTTTATGACATTTATCCCATGTTCTGGAATGTCCACGAAATATATATGCTACCTTCATTAGTTGCCTATTGATTGATTAATTCTATCTTGAATCATCTGTATGCGCTTAATATCCTGATTTGCAAGAGATGTGTAATATTCGTGCTTACATTGCAACCATTCATATTCAAATATTTGTCCTTTAGATAATGCTCTAGATAGATTTTTAAGAGCAATTGATGGATCATATATGGCATATCTTGTTTCAAATTTATCAAGCAATCCATCGGAATGTAATCTTTTGAGAAAACTCAATGATTCCATAGAAACTGCTCCTCCAAGACAAAGTTTAAGACCTTTTTCTTTTACTTTAGAAAAAACATCACGAACTATAGAATATACTTCATCACTATTAACATAATTTCTATCTTTACCCATAGAAGAAACCAAATCAACTCTTCCGACAGTAACACCATAAAGATCATTTGCCTCCGATAAATCTAACATTTTTTGTACGTTGCTAACAGCAGTTATAGTCTCTACATTAATATTTAAATGAATCGAAGGTAATGTATCTTCCGAAATATAAGTTTTTGCAGATTGGATAAATTTTTTAAGACCAAATGCCGATTCTACCATTGGTGCAACTAAACCTTTTACTCCAATAATCAAAGAATCTTTAATATCTCTTATTGCTTCAGGACCACCAATTTTTAGTGTTAATTTGGTTTTTCCTTGATTACAAATTTCTTTTAATCGTACAGTCTCATTAAATAACGCACCCTCATCCTCAAACGAAGTTTTAATTCCAATTAGACCTTCGTTTTCAATAAGATCTGTAAGGATTTTCACACATTTAAATTCTCTTGTATTCATAATATACCTTTCTTTACCATATAAATTTATCTTTGTAATAACTAACTATTTCTACAATTTCTTGGTCAAACACTTTTTCTGGACTCCATCCTAAACTTCGCAACTTAGAATCATCTAATGCATATCTTACATCTTGTCCCACTCTATTACAAGAAAAATCTATATATTTTTCAATATTTTCTCGATAACAATTAGCACTACTTATCAAATCTACATCAAATATACTTAATAATTTTCTTACAGTATCCACATTACTTTGCTCGTATCCACCGCATATATTATATATTTCATTAGTTACTCCGCAATCAATTATTTTGATAATTGCAGAAGCAGTATCCGCAGCATGAAGCCAATTTCTAACAGGAGATCCGCCATTATGGAGTGGAATCTTTTTTCCAAGATGAAGATATTTACAAACTTTTGGTATAAGTTTTTCTACATATTGCCCAATTCCATAATTATTGGTTGGTCTTACAATAACATACGGAATAGCATATGTCCTTGCCCATGCCAGAATTAACATATCTGCTGCTGCTTTTGTTGCAGCATATGGGTTTGATGGTTTTAATAGATGAGTTTCTGTATGTGCACCTTCTGAAATGTCTCCATATACCTCATCGGTAGAAAAATGAAGTAGAATTGGTTTTTTTCCACTTTCTTGTCTAAAGTTCTTTATGAGTTCAAGAATGTTATGAACTCCATTTATATTTGAATGCACAAAATCGTCGCTATTGGCAATAGAGTTCCCAACATGAGTTTCTGCTGCAGTGTTAATAATATAATCACAATCGTACAAAAACTTCAAGTCATTGATATCACAATGAACAAAAGAAAAGTTTTTGTGTTGCTTAAACTCTTCTAAAAGTTCATCATTGGCAGCATATGTAATCTTATCTACGCCTTTTACATACCATCCTTTTTCAAGACATTGACGAGTCACATAAGAACCAATGAATCCTAAACATCCTGTTACATATACTATTTTCATATTTTATCCATATTTATAACAAATAATAAATCATCATATCTATTTTTTATGCTTCGTAAATCATATACTTCTATGAATTTTTTTAAATTATCGGGAACTTGATTCGTGAGTATGGGAATCCAATCAATTGATTGTATATCTTCTATAACAAGTATACCATTATTAGCCAATAATTTAGAATATAATTTTATAAAAATTAACATACTTTCGAGAGAATGTGGACCATCATCTATCATTATATCAAATTTAATACCTTTGTTTAAGAAATTATTATTGAAAAATTTTTCTTCATATGCATCTGTTGAATGATATATTGATATCCTATTATTATTTTTAATCTGATCCCAAATG